AACACTCTGTTCATACTCACCCTGTCCTCCCATAATCTTATGGTCAAAGATACCAGTGAGGGATACACCTAGTAGCCGTTCCTCCTCGGAGTTCTTCTTCCATTTCGGTGACAGATATTTGAAGTCCACAAGGGCTGATTGAATCGTCCCAATGATAGTTGCGATTTCAACTTTCCTCTTGAGGTCTTCTGTTCCGTCTGTTTCTCTGATGATAACTTCTGAGAGGTTGCAGAACTGTTTGCTTCTAAGACTAATTTCTCCGCAGGGGTTGGTTCCAAAGTCGTCTCTAACTTCTCTTCCAATAGCTGCTGCCTTAGCCTTCGCCGCCTCACGGTTAAAGATGCCCCTCTCACCAGATTTAGATTCATAGATAGCTGACCACTCACGCAGGAAGCTGCCCATGTCTGGACGTTCCGTAAATGATATAGAGTTGTTAGCATAACTACGATTGACTTGTTCGTTCCACCAGTTACCCATCTTAGCGTGACGCATACGGTCATCATTAAGATCAGACAGACTAATCATGGCAGACCTACGTACACCACCGACAACAACTGCTGCTGCTACCTGACACATAAGGTCATGGCACTCAAGGCTAGTGAGCTTACGTCCAGCAGCCTTCTTGAATATACCGATAGTAAACTTGAACAAGTTCTCAAGAGGTTCAGCACCTGATGCACGTCCACCAAATGTCTTAAGTCTAGCACCAGAGGGACGAACCTTAGACACATCCCAACTTGGTATCTCACCAGCATAGAGACGAGAGATGATTTGACGTAGTGCCTTGGCCCAGCCTTCCTTACTATCTCCTACTTCGATCACCTCATCAGTAGGGTGTATGTCTGCTGGTACTTCAGGCAACTTACTAACGAACTGATGCTCGACTGAGAAGCCTACACCAGTGCCACACATCAGTACAAGTAAGGCCTCGTCAAAGCTTTTAGGATCATCGACAGCAAGAAAGCTACAATTATAAGCCGCAACATGGTTTCTATCTAGTGCCTCACCTGCTGTCATAATGGTACGCATTGAGGGGACAACCTCAAGATCATAGATAGCAGCCTTAACGTCTTGCCTATTGGAGAGGACAGGGAACTTACCTGTCATGTAGTTCCACCAACGGTCTACAGTTTCATCCCATGTCTCTCTACGTTCTTTATCTTCTAGCCATCGAGCATAGCGACTAGCATGGATATAGGACTGGTAGGCATCCATTATCTGTCGTCTCCCTCTCCCTTAATAGTTCCCTTATCTCGACGCTTTGCCAACTTCTCTAAGTTCTTTTCGGCAATAGTTTGCAAGGATAGGTTACATCCCTTAGCAAGGGCAGCCAGCATCCAGAGTACATCACCCATCTCTGTCTCAATCTTTTCTCTCTGGTCATCCAGCTTGATGTCATCCCGTATCATCTTTGCAATCTTACCAGCTACCTCACCAGCTTCCTCTACTAGCCCCAGGGCAGGGTATGTTATAGCATGTGTGGTATTGTATATAGCAGTCTTCATTGCTTCTATCTGGTAGTCGTATAAGTTCATTACTCAGTTCTCCATTAGGGCTTCCCAACTATGTGGGAAAAGTATGTGACAGTAAGTACCGATCTGACTTGCTATCTCTTGGGTTTCTAATTGTGTATGTGGATCGGTGCGTTGCTTGACAACTCTAGCAAACGCCATAAGGCTACCTGACCAGTACCACTCTGTCATCATGTTCTGTGGTAGTATCATCCTAGCCATCTCTGGGGCAATCCCCAGTCTTATCATCTTCTCGTAGTTCGTCTTCGCCAACTCAACCACTTCTTCAAGAAAGGACGTAGGAAAGTACTGCGACGCAGCCTCTCCGCTACTACCCTGCTTGCTGTCTTCTGGCTTGGACCTCCAAGATAACGGGGTATAGAACTCTGGCTCATCGTTTACGTATCTCCTAGATACCTCGTTCCAAGTTAATCCTACTTGGTGTTTAACTAATTGACGAGCCACAAACAGAGGAGCCTGTATGCGAAACTGTACGAAGCAGTGTGCAAAGGGTGTCCAGTGTTGGTGTCGTGCCAGATAGTTGATTAGCTTTTGATCTTTGTTGGGAACACCACCCCCATCATCGAAGTTACTCTCCTTACTAAAGGATACCCTGGCAGCATTAACCACTGTCATATCACTGCCCATGTGGTCAACACATTCTACTCTCACCAGTGTACTCCCTTAGTTTTCTCCATCAGTTCAACCATCTTATTCAGATACCAGATAGCTTTCTTAGCATCCTCGATTGGCTTGCCCTTCTTGAATAAGCGGGAGCCAGTGTATTTAATCACGTTACCGTGACAATAACTAATGGCTTCCCACTCACCCAGTACATCTACTATGTAGTCTATGGTTTCAATGTTACCCTCAGAATAGTGAGGAGGACTATTAATCATATCAGTCTTTACGGCTTCCATAGTTTTACCTCACATGTATCAGTATCATATTCACCATTACGTAGTATGCGTGCAAGCCTAGCGTTCTCTAGGGCAACAGCTTCCGATAAACCTTTACTATCAAAAGCCTTAACAACTGTAGCCCAAGAACAATCAGCATCCAGCAGTTTCTTGGCAGTGACCATACCAATCTTAGGACACCCAGAATAGTTGTCTGTAGCGTCTCCCGCCAAAGTCTGAGCGTAGAACTGGTAGTCAGCCTGCTCCAGAGATTGTTCCACAACCTTTCCATTAATCCAATGCTTCGCAGGTACAGTGAGTAAGTCCTTATCTTCAGACCATATAATAGTATCCGTATTCGCAGTCCCCAGTATCCCCAAGACATCATCAGCCTCAAGCCTCCTGTATATTATAGTATTGTATTGCTCTTTCAAATACTCTCTTGCCCACTTGAGTAGCATGGGCTTACGAGTATTCTTCCGATTTAGTTTGTAGTAAGGGGCAAGTTCCTTACGATAGTTCTCGGCATCTGACAAAGCTATGATGCAGTCCTGCACAGGTGCATCGTCTACTAGGCTAGATATAAAAGTATCCAATCGTAGAGCTACATCCTGTTCATGTGAGTGCAATGTCCATAGACCATCACCCCAGTTAATAGGGACTTCTCCACCTGCTGCTGCCTTGTATGCTACGATGTCACCATCAATTAGCAAGATCGTCATCGTCTCTCTGCCTCCGTTCTAATCGTTCCAACATCTTCATAGTCTCTTTCTCTTGTTCGAGAGTAACTATGTTTATACCTGTCTTAACCTGTAACCAGTCAAGGTATGATTCAACAACCCACTTGATGCAGAGACATAGGCTCACACCAAAGAAGCTGGCTGTGACTACTAACTTGAAAAAGAAATCAAAGTCCATGTTGAATACATTCCTTTGCCTGCCCAATGGACATCTTGAACCACTCACCCCTACGCTCTGCTATTTTCTCAGCAGCCTTGTGAGCTAGTGCCTCTGACTTTCGTCTGTCCTTAGTGTCAACAGTATACACAACTTTGTAATCTCGAAAGGGACTACTAGTCTGGTAACCATTGCATCTATCTTCTGCATCCACAGCCATACCAATCTTCACCCAGTCAGGCCAAGAAGGGTTGACTATGATATACACCTGACCTTCATTACTCCGCTCATAGTTCTGAAGACTAGAGAAGGCAGCATCATCAAAAGATTTGTAACGTCCTGGCTTATACAGTGGGTGTGACTGTGGTACATACTTACCATTAACGTACATACGATTGTCGTTAGACTTATCGTTATACTTCTTTGAGCAATCTGTACACTGTGTCCTGCCTACTGCCTTCCAACTAGCAGACCAATTACTATCTTCTAATTCTACACCACAACTATTACATGTCTCAGTGTGTGTCTGCCCAGTTGTTTCCGTACTTGTACTCACTGTCCAGTCTGCACCTAAATCCAAAGTGTTCTTGGACATCTCGCATACACTGTTGAATAAGTCTTCCTGTCTCATCCTCTTGTCCCTTCCTCACTACTAGCTGGACCTCATCATGGATGAACGCTACAATCTGTGCGTCCAAGTTAGCTTTCTTGATAGCACGTGATATGAACACGTACCATGTCTTACAGATTATAGCACCAGCACTCTGTAGTAGAGTGTTCAGTGCAGCGTGACTGTGCCTGATAGGAATGATGCGGCCATCCAGTCCCTTCACCCATCCTCTATCTTCTGCCGCCTTAGAGACAGCATCCTTTAGATACTTGAGGGCAGGTAGTTTAGACAGGAACTTCTTCTTGATTGCCTTACCTTCCTTCGCACCCTTACCAATAATCTTACCAGTCTTCTCGTCACCACTACCATACAGAAATCCGTAGATAAATGTCTTGGCATTGTTACGAGTAGGTAGACCAGCAGCTTCTTGGTTCTTGGTATGAATGTCACCATTGACTACTTCATCAGCATAAGACCCAGAATCATAAGCGGCCATGTAATGAGCAAGACAACGCAACTCCAAACCAGAAGCATCAGCACCGAGAAGAGAGTGAGTGGAAGGAGCAACGAATAGTTCCCTACACTCTTTACCAAACTCAGCCCCGACTGAAGGAACCTGTGCCAGATTGGGGTGGCTGTGTGTACACCTAGACGTGACAGCACCCATGTGATTAACGCTTCCATGTATCCTACCATTGCTCTCCATCTTGAGCCATGCCTGATTACCTGTAGCAATCTGCCCAATCCGTTTGTTCAGTAGTAGATACTCACTAAGCATCTTAGCCTCAGGCATATCAATGGAGGACAAGACAGTCTCATCCACCTTTGCCTCACCTGTATCAGTGAAGTCCTTAGGCTTCCATCCCCTAGTCTTTAGTCGTGCTGCAATCTGTTGACGTGAGGCAGGGTTGAATGGAATAGTCTTAGTTTTGGTCTTGAGTTCTACAATCGTAGGCTCAAAAGTTTCCTGCAACTCAGCCTCAAGGTCAGCCTTGCGTTGGGCAAGGGTAGTATATAGAGACTGTGCAGCCTTGGTATTAAAAGGAAAACCATAGTCCCTCTGTTCAATGAGTAGTCTATGGATTTCTGTTTCAAGATCAAGTGCTGCCTGACTAAACTTCTTAGCAACTATCTTTTCGTATAGCTTCCTAGTAACCAAGGTATCTTGGATACAGTAGGAAAGCATCTCATCAGAGTAGGCTGCAAAGTTCTCACCACTCTCAGAGAATGTACCTTTTAATTCACCTAACCTATAACCCCAGGCCTTCAGGCTGTGACGCCCGATTAACTTGGTAGGGAACTCTCCCCGTTTGTGTAGCTTGAAGTCAATCTCTTTGACATCAGGCCAGATGGTTCGTGAATATACCAACGTGTCTATGACTTCACCCTTGTAGGTGTAGCCGTATAGTTTTTCCATGACAGGCAAGTCATAGTCAAAGACATTGTGACCAATCAGTGTAGTCGCATTGTCCATAAACTCTATGGCTTGTTGTGTCTGGGTTGGGTCAAAGGTATGCACCTCATCAGTATCAACATTCCTGAACACGTGACACCATACCTGTGTTACGCCATCAAGTAAGTTGTCTGCTTCTATGTCCCATATATACTTCATACCGTGTCTCCGCACTGGTTAAAATTCTATAGCCTCTTCCTCATCTTGGAAGTGAGCCTCAGTCATCCGTCCTGTCTCGGTGTTATACTCTAGTGAACAGCACAGACCTGTCTCGCCTGACCATCTGTTCTTTAACACTCTAACCTGACTGATGTGTGGATTGTCTTTGTCTTGTTGGTTCCTTTCTAATCCTATTACGATGTCACTCAGTTGTCCGATAGCAGCACTACCACGCAACTGTGAGATACTAGTCTGTGCCCCATCCTCGTGGCCCTTGTCACCAGAGGGACGCTTGAGGTGTGAGATAAGTACAAGACCACAGTTCAACTCTTCAACCAGGGCACGAAGCCTAGTCATAGTATTGTCTATAAGTCTACGTTCATCCCCTCCCTCTAGACCGCTAACAACAATACTAATATGGTCAAGGACAATATAGGAACAGCCGCATCCATGAACCAAGTAGCGTATCTTGGAGAGTAGGTTGTCGCTATCAGTAGAACCCCAATGATCATATAGATAAACAAGACCGGACCCAACGGTAGCGTCGAAGGCACGTCTTAACTCCTCTTCTGGTATGTCCTCACCCCTGAGGTGTAGGGGCTTGTTCATTTCGATAGACATGAGGCCGAGTGCAGTACGCTTTGTTGACTCCTCTAGCGCAATGTACCCCAGTGTATGGCCATGCCTGATAAAGTTGTGGGCTAACTCCCTAGCTAGCTGTGACTTACCTATGCCAGAGCCAGCAGTGAGTGTAACAATCTCACCCATCCGACAGCCACCAGTCTTCTCCTGTAGCCCAACGTAG